GAACTGGAATAGTACCAGAGTGTTACCCTTCTGGTCTAACGCAAGGTTGGTAATCAACTTGTTGCGTTTCTCGTGGGTAACGATATAATCCATCTCTTCTTGGTATGTCTTACCTTGCATCATATGACACACGTCATTATGATAACGCAGTAACAGGACAGATATGTCTAGTTGTGCAAGTGTTCCCTGTACCTGTAGATCACGTGTCGCAGTAACTCGTTTAGTCGGCCCGAACAACCCTTCGAGTACAAGTTTGTTTGTCTCTGTACCATCTAATGTACCAGTCGTACCAAACCTGTACGCAGCATTGGAACACTTGTTCATAATACCAGACAGAGACTTCGCCTTGAATAGATGTACCTCATCACCGAACACACAACCAAACTGTTCGAACCACTCTTTCGGGAACTTGTAGATAGACTGCCATGTAGAGATTATGATCTGTTTGTCGGTCACCTTCTCCTTACCCGAATATATCTTGTGACATAGATCGGGGTCAAATCCATAGTCCTCGAAATCCTTGTGCATCTGTTCTACCAGACTTGTTGTCGGAACAACAATGAGAATCTTCTCACCAAAGTTTTCCATATACCAACGCATTAGGTTGTAGATAATAAATGACTTACCCGAACCTGTGGGTGACAATAGGATTGCACGTTTCTCTTTGATGCCGTGGGTTACCGCATCATACTGGTAATCACGTAAAGGAAAGGGTAGGTCTAGTTCACTCTGGAACTTAATAAGGTTTTGATGTTGGACATGGTTCTTATTTTCGGGATGACCATACTCGTCATTGTCGATCAACTCAATAGGATACATTCTATCTGCACAGAACTTCTTCAGATGTGCATAGAGACCCACATTGAGTTCACGAGTAATCTGATTAAATAATTTTATCTTACCGTCCCACTTACGTGATTTGAATGCGGGCATAAATTTATGGCCAGGCACATAGAACGAGAAGTACTCACGTAACTCTGGTATCTGGTGTGCTTCCGCATCAATTGTCATCATCGCATGGTCTTTAAGACCGACACGTATAGTGTTAGGTAAACTCACAAATTATTGTCCCGCTTCAAACGAACGCCATCTAATCATATTTCCGATAGTCTGATGTCTCCAATTGAGATTGTTGACTATCTCTGTAAGTGTATCTATAATTGTTTTAAGATACTGAATCTTCATCTCAGAGTCTTGAATCTCTTTATCGGAGTCATAGTAGTACTCCTTGAAGTTCTTGGTGGTTGCACTGAGACCCTCGTATGGGTCATACGCCCACCCACGAGACTCAATGTCATCTTGGGACATCTTGCCTTCGTAATAGAGGTACTTGTCTTTGAGTAGAACCTTCTGTTTGAACTCCGCCTGTTTGAGACGGAGTTTTGTCAATGAAAGGTACTCAAGGTACTTTGCGTGAAGGGCGGGTGTCACCCTTGAGGTTTCGTCCAATTGATGTTTCGCAATTTCGGAGTCTTCTTTCCACTCCGCAAGAATGCTTTCCAAATCAATCATAATATAATCTCCATAATGTAAAGGTATATAGTGTTAAGTTATCTCGAACTGTGAGAACCTAAATGAGGCATCAAACGTCACGTAGGTTACATCTCCCTGTGTTGAGGTGAACTCAATGTTACCAAGTGATATAGGCATACAATCCTTATACTTGATCTTTTGAGTTGTGTTGTTGTGACTAGACAGAACGTGTAGTGTGATGTCAGAGTATGTTGGTATCTTGGTCATTCTCTCGGATTGTGATACTTGACCATCATTGACAATACGAGTCAACCAATCGTACATCTCTTTATAGGATGATAGACTCTCGTCTAAAATGATCGAGAATGATACTTCGGTGAAGGTTATCTTGTCACCCGCCAAAGGTACTGACGTGATTCTTCGAATGGGTAATTCTACAGGATTGACAGATGCGCCTGGATGTGATACAGACTGGACAAAGTATTCCAAGTTGGGATACCTTGCCCTGTCGATGACTACCTTAAACCCTGTGGGTTGTAAGTAGTTTAGATTGGTTGTGATTTCCGCATCAGAAATCTGAACTTTACTGTCTACTGGCATAATGACCTCTTATAATATACTTCTATTTATAAGAGATTTAATGTACAGTTTCCTGTTCACGTATTTTTTCTGCGAGTTGTTTGACGACACCCGCCCAGTAGTTTTTCGCCCACTCGGTTTGTGAACGTGCCAATGCATCATTCGCATTGGCGATTAATCTATGATAATCATACATCTACTATTCTCCCCTTTCCGACCCAGATGATTTCTTCGAACTTCTGTTCGTAGGTCTTACCATCTACAGTGAATCCAACTTCGTGTAACTGTTTCAATACGAACTTAACTGCTTCCTTTGCGGTCTCAAAAGAATACCACTTTAGACACTCACGACCTTGATTTGCAAGTCTTACTTCATACATCATGTTACTCTCCTTTATTTAGTTTGTTACTATAATCTTTACGTCTTTTTTTGAACTCGTCCACTGCAGCCAAGAAACGTATCGCTCCAGCAAAACAAAAGAACAATCCAAAAAACACAACTAGAAACTCTGTCAGTTCTGACACTACGCAACCTCCTTCAGTTGTCTGTGGTATCTGTGGTATCCCGCACGATCACCTTTCGGCAACATGATGAACGACTCTTTAGCACCCTCGGTGCCGAAGGGCAACTCCCTCTCAGCAACAAAGTTGCCATAGAAGTTACGAGTGATGAAGAATGGTGTCTCCCACTCCTCCCACGGAGTCTGGTCACGGTCTACAACAGACCAGTCGAGAAGATACTCCTCGTATGATTCGTTCCTGTCCTCGATCAGAGGGCGAATCGCCTTCATGAGGTCTCTACCACTATCTTCCGAGTGGTCGAAGTCAAACACATAGGTGCTACCACCTTTGTTCTTCCAGTACTGTGGACATTTCCCCACACCATCCCAGTCATGGGCGCCATAGTTTTCACGAACTTGGGTCTCAATTACTAAACGAAGTCTTGCCATAATTAATTTTCTCTCAGTTCTCATTCTCAATACAAGTATTATACAACATAGAACATCTTTTGTCTAATACCTTTTTGTTATAAGGAAGTCCTTTCTTAGTACTGATTTGCTTCTGCGTGGTGGATGGCATCAGCATAGTAATTCTCTTCCCACTTGTCAGCAGTAGGAGCAGCACGTTCCTCTTGCTCTCGCAGTTCATTAAGGTGTTCATTCTCAGAACGAACCTCATCAATGTACTTCTCAATAGGAGCAGGGACTACATAATCATCAGAAAGTCGCAGTCTGTTATTCGCTGGGTCAGCATCAACAAAGATGATCTCTTCAACACGCATCCAGTGCGATTCTTCGGTCAGTCTTACATAGTCATTTTCAAATATAATCATAATTTACTCTCTCAGTTCTCATTCTCAATACAAGTATTATACAACATAGAACATCTTTTGTCTAATACCGTTTTGTTATAAGGAAGACACTTTTAAGAACTTTCTACGTGACTTCGACCATTGTTTCTTAGGTTTCTTGAACATGATCTCTTCAGTAGTATTCTGTTTGATGTAACCCGCCAGTTGTCCAGCGGAGTTAACAATGTATGTGTGATTGGGGATGTTATGGTCACCCCAATCGGTGACCTCTTGTAAGTATTCCATTATGATCTCTTCTTACGTGGTACGAAACCAAGCGCTTCCATTGCATAGACGGGCGAACCAGACACCTCATAACCATATTCATCAGACCAGAATTTGTTTCTGTGGTCAGACAGTTCAATATACTTTTCAATAGTAGCGTGCTTGACTAGGAAGTTAATCCAAGACTTGTATGGTTTAGAACCATACTTGAATCGTGCGATAAACGTGCGTTCTGGCATACCATGCCAAGATTCGTGACAGTTCGGAGATACTTCCTCCATAGTGCGTGAACCTTCAAACTCACCTTGGTACATAAGATACATACCATCCCAACTGAAGTTTTCTTTAACAAATTTAGTCATAATCTCTCTCTCTTTTCTCATTCTCAATACAAGTATTATACAGTCCATGGCATCTTTTGTCAACACTTATTTTGAAAAAAAGTAAAATAAATTAGTACTTGACAATTTTTGCTATATACTGTATGATGGTACACATAACTGAGAGAAATACATGATTCTATCCAAAACTGATGCAGATTACGCTGCAAACATCTTTACCGAGTTCTTTGCGAACTTTGATCGTATTGATGACTATATGAGACAGATTAAACTGGAACGAATGGACTCTATGCCATTCACTCTGCCCGGCATGGGGCCAGAGGAAGACCTATTCAATAACTTCGATATGCATC